CAAGCCCTCCTCACAGTCCTCACCAACTACTCAGTCTGCCTCCAAAACGCCCAGCAATTAATCGGGCTGCAGAATTGGGTCATAGAGACAGATAAATCCGTAACCAAACAGAATGAGTCGCGTGGCATCAAACTTCCTTGGGGAAATAAATGAAATCGTACAAAGAATTAAAAATTCAGCTTTCTGAAAAAGATGACCATGAGTATGACTATGAAGGTGAAATGACAAAGAATCAGCTAAAAGGCATTATGATGCATGCTAAAAGCATGTATGATATGCTTGAAGATAATACTAATCTTCCTGAATGGGTGCAAGCCAAGGTCACTCTTGCTTCTGACTACATTCAAACAGCAGCAGATTACATGGCAGCAGAATTCGTATCAGAAGGCAGATCAGTTGGAACCATTCCAGCATCCGTCACCGCGCAGTTGAAGAAAGATGCTAAGAGACGCGAGAGAAATGTATTTCATCAGATCGGTACAAAACTTAGAGACAACGTCGCTAAGATCAATGCTGCTGCTCTGAAGAAAGAAGAATTCGAATTAGAAGAAGAACATAAAGTCGGTGATCTAGTAAGTTATTTTCATGACAGATTAGGTGATCATTTGTATGGTAAGGTGGCGTCAGTTGAACCCGACCATATTACTATGAAGACTGGCGGTCAAACTTGGAAAGTTCCGAAACATTTAGTATTGAAGGCTGATAAAAACAAAGTTCCAAAATATCGCTATGAAGAAGTCGAATGAGCGACCTCGATTCTCGCCTGAGCAAAATCGAGGCTGAAGTCGCAGCTATGAGAGAGAAGGTTTCCTTCTTCTCAGTCATCTACGAAAAGTTCGACAAGACTCTTGACAAACTTGATGAGAGAACAATTGAAGACCGCAAGGAAATCAATCAAATGATCTCGGATCTGCAAGACAATATTATGAATGAGATCAAAGCCATGCGCAAAGACATGGAAAGACAACACGAAATAGAAAATAAGAAGATCGAAGATCTAAACAAGTGGCGTTGGGTTGTAGTGGGCGCAGCTACAGTAATTGGTTGGCTTGTTTCTAAGTTCTTTAGATAGATCCCCCGTCACCGCCGACATACTGAGTTTACCCTTTGAACAGATACAAGTAAAGTATTGTAGAAAATTTGTTAACTTTACTTCTCGAGTGATCTAGTATATAATAGTTAGTCTGTTGGCAACTTTATGATGATTCTATGAGCATATACATTGACCGAAAATACTTAGGTATGGTCTCTACAAGACTTGACCAGTTCAAGCAGAAGGGTCAAGACCTATACAATTTCAGGTGTCCTTATTGTGGCGACTCAAGAAAAAACAAACTCAAGGCGAGGGGATTTCTTTACCGCAAGAACAATGACTACTTCTACACCTGTCACAACTGTTCCAAGTCCACAACATTCAGCAAGTTCTTACAGGAACTTGATCCAGCGCAACATCGAGCTTACACGCTGGAGAGATACAGTGCAGGAGAGACTGGAAAACACAACTACCAAAAGCCAACCTTCGACAACCTCAAGGGAAACGCTTTCGCAAGATTCAGCCAGTCTGCTAGTGACGAGTCCGCAGGAGATCCAACGCGAATTAGAGAGTTGGAGAAAACTTGGGACGAGATTGCACTTGATAGTGTAGACAAACTTCCCGAAGGGCACTATGCTCGGAACTATATAAAGAGTAGGAAGATTCCAGAGAAGTATTGGAGTGAGATCTATTTTACTCCTGCTTTTAAAGACTTCCTAGATGCCGAGTTCCCAGATCACGGTAAGGAAGATGTTCCCAACGACGATCGTATTGTTCTTTGCTATACTAATGAGAACGGTGAAGTCACGAACGTTGCTGGAAGAGCATTGTCTGACACCAAGATCCGTTATATAACGGTGAAGATCAAAGATGAAAAGAAATTGTTCGGACTGCATCGCCTTCAAAAGCAAAGGAAAGTCTATATCCTTGAGGGACAGTTTGATTCTTACTTTGTCGAAAATAGCGTTGCCAGCGGCGATAGTAATTTGGGCGGCGTGGCAGCAGTTCTTTCCGACGTAGAGTGTGTTCTTGTCTATGATAATGAGCCGCGAAATCGAGATATTGTAAAACAAATTGGCAAGTCTATTGACAAGGGATATAGCGTTTGTCTTTTTCCTGAATCGGTGAACGGGAAAGATGTGAATGAAATGATACAGAATGGGTTGACTTCGGATGAGATTAAGAGTATTATAGATAACAATACGTTTAGTGGATTAGCTGCAAAAATGCAGTTCACTACTTGGAAAAGGTGTTAGCATGGATATATCAAATCTAGGGCTTGAGATTGTACTCAGCCCAATCAAGAAAGTACGATTACAATTTCATGGCGGCAAGTGGTACGTTGAGTATCGCCGCAAGCCAAAGTATTTCCTAGATTGTTGGTGGTGGTTCGACGACAGCACATATTCAAACTATATTGATGCAGTTGCACGTGCTCAGATGTTAGCAGCGCAGGGTGGCACTGAGACACTTGAGCGCAAAACTCAATTCTTTGAGGTGAAGAAGTAATTTATGAAAGTGAAGCTAATATCGTATAGCAAACCAGTCCTGGAGGGATTGGAGACGCCAACAGACCTTGTAGCATTCTGCGCAAGAGTCTCCAATCCCTCCAACCAAATGAATAGTGACACTGCTGAGAAGCTGATCAAGTATCTAATTGCTAATCAGCATTGGAGTCCACTAGAAATGGCAAGCATGTGCCTTGAGATTGAAACAACAAGAGACATTGCTCGCCAGATTCTACGTCACCGTTCTTTCTCCTTCCAAGAGTTTAGTCAGCGTTATGCAGACCCAACAAAAGATCTGGCGTTTGAAACACGCGAAGCCAGACTCCAAGATCCAAAGAATCGCCAGAACAGCATCGAAGGTGTTGATCCATACATTCAGGCTGGCTGGGAAACTGTGCAGCAAAATGCAATTAAATCTGCACTTGATGCATACAACTGGGCGATTGAAAACGGTATCGCCAAGGAACAGGCTCGTGCTGTCCTTCCAGAAGGTTTGACCGTTTCGCGTATGTACATGAATGGAACTCTGCGTTCCTGGATTCACTATATACAACTCCGCAGCGCGAATGGTACTCAGAAAGAGCATCGTGAAATCGCTTTAGAATGCGCTAAAGTTATTGCTGATGTTTTCCCGTATTCTAAGGAGTTAGTAGATGCATAAAGATTACGAACTTGGTTATGCTGAAGGATATGAGGCTGGCTGGAAAGCGGCTAAAAATTCTTTCTCAAAACCAGTTTCAGCTACTGCAGAAATTACTTCAGTTGCATCACCAACTCCGACTTGTCCTGTATGTGGTGCTAGTAAAAACGGTGACCCATTAGGAATTAAATGTCAGCATCCTTTATGCCCAATAAAAATTGAGTGGAAGTAGAATAATGAAAAAGAAAGTACACGAAATTGAAATAGATTTGACAAGAGATTCACTATTTGATTCTCTTGGCTTAACACGTATGAAAGAATCATACATGACTGAAACTGAAACCTCACCACAAGAGAGATTTGCTTATGTATCAAAAACCTTCGGCAGTAATCCAGAACACGCTCAGAGACTATACGAGTATGCCAGCAAAATGTGGCTCTCCTATTCAACCCCAGTACTCTCTTTCGGAAGATCTAAACGTGGACTCCCAATCAGCTGCTTCCTCCCATACCTCTACGACTCAGCAGAAGGGCTTGTCGACTGCCTCTCTGAAGTCAATTGGCTCAGCATGTTGGGCGGCGGCGTTGGTATTGGGCTAGGAATTCGCAGTGCTGACGAAAAGTCTGTCGGTATCATGCCGCACCTTCGCACATATGACGCATCATCGTTAGCCTATCGCCAGGGTCGCACTCGTCGTGGTTCTTATGCGGCTTATCTAGGCATTGATCATCCAGATATTGTACAGTTTCTGGAAATGCGAAAGCCTACTGGTGATCAGAACATGCGTTGCCTCAATCTGCATCACGGCATTAATATCACTGATGATTTTATGCGCATTATCGAAAAGTCGATGCTTGATCCAACAGCTGATGATTCTTGGGAATTGAAAGATCCGCATAACGGTGAAGTTCGTGACACTGTTTCAGCAAAGGAAATGTGGCAGAAGATTCTTGAACTGCGCATGATGACAGGTGAACCCTATCTTCATTTCATCGATGCATCTAACAGAGCAATGCCTCAGTTCCAGAAGGATCTAGGTCTTTCGATCAAGCAGTCTAATCTATGCTCTGAGATTATTCTTCCAACTGACAAAGAGCGTACTGCCGTTTGCTGCTTGTCTTCTGTAAATCTTGAGCATTACGATGCTTGGTCGAAGAACTCACTTTTCCTTCGCGACGTAGCACATATGCTTGATAATGTACTTCAGTATTTTATTGATAATGCGCCTTCCGCCATTGAGCGTGCAAGGTATTCTGCCAGTCGTGAACGCAGCATTGGCATCGGTGCTTTGGGTTGGCATGCTTATCTTCAGAAGAAGATGCTACCATGGGAATCAGCCCTAGCAGTATCAGCTAATCATCGAATCTTCAAGCACATCAAGAAGCGTCTTGATGAAGCCAATCTTGAACTTGGCACAGAACGTGGTGAGGCTCCTGATGCAAAGGGAACTGGAAAGCGTTTCAGCCATATGCAAGCTATTGCGCCAAATGCTTCTAGTTCGATTCTGATGAACAACACTTCGCCAAGCATCGAACCATATCGCGCAAATGCTTATCGTCAGGATACACTATCAGGTGCCTATCTAAACAAGAATCGATTCCTTGATGAATTATTGAAGACGAAAGCCAAGGAAGAAGAACTGCAGGATATCTGGTCAAGCATCATCGCTAACGATGGTTCTGTCAGCCACCTAGATATTCTCGCCGACGAAGAGAAGGAAGTCTTCAAGACTGCGATGGAAATTGATCAGCGTTGGGTTGTTCAGCATGCGGCTGATCGTCAAGAATACATTGATCAGGCTCAGAGTCTAAATGTGTTCTTCCGTCCTGATAGTTCTATCAAGTATATTCATGCCGTGCACTTCCAAGCATGGAAGCAAGGTCTAAAGACAATGTACTACTGCCGTTCTGAAAAGATTGGCAAGGCAGATAAGGTTTTCAAGAAGATTGAACGCGAAATCATTAAAGAGATCGATCTGAAGGCACTAGCCAAAGACGATGAAGTTTGTTTAGCTTGTGAGGGATAAAATATGGACAAGAGAGTATTAAAGTTTAGTGCGTCATGGTGTCAGCCTTGTAAAATGCTGACAAATACACTCAAAGAAGTTCAAACAGATGTTCCTGTATCAGAAATTGACATCGACGAGAACGAGAAGATTGTCCGCGACTATAACATTCGCGGAGTACCAACTCTTGTAATGCTTGATGGAAATACAGAGATCAAGCGTAAGTCTGGCATGATGATGAAGAATGAACTTGAGGCATGGCTTAACGAATGAAAAAATACAAGTCAATATTTATCTCTGACATACACCTTGGATCTAAAGGGTGTAAGGCTGATCAGCTTTGCGAATTTTTAAAGCAAAACGACAGTGAGAATTTATTTCTTGTTGGAGACATTATTGATGGTTGGAGACTTCAAAGAAAATTCTATTGGCCACAGTCTCACACCAACGTGATTCGAAGAATCCTAACTGCATCAAAGCGAGATACCAATGTTGTTTATGTTGTTGGCAATCACGATGAGATTCTTCGCGGTTTGATTCCGTTTGACGTTCATTTTGGCAACGTAGAGTTGACAAATCTCTATCGTTACCAAGCAGTCAATGGCAAGACTTACATTGTTATGCATGGCGATGCATTTGATAATGTTCTCAGAACAAAGCTGAAATTTCTTTACCATGTTGGTGATATGGCGTATAATATACTGCTGGATGTCAATAGTATGCTTCAGAAAATTCGTAATTTTTTTGGCATGAAATATTGGAGCCTGAGTGCTTATCTGAAGAGCAAGACCAAGGAAGCAGTATCATACTTGGGTGATTTTGAAAATATCTTGACTGAGTATGTACAAAAGAAGAAAGCTGATGGTATTATTTGCGGTCACGTTCACCAAGCTGCAATCAAGAATATCAACGGTATTGAATACATGAATGATGGTGATTGGGTTGAAAGTTGCACTGCGCTTGTTGAACATCATGATGGGAAGTGGGAGATAATTGAATGGCTAAACAGATAATCGTAATTATCACCGATGCCTGGGAACCCCAAGTCAATGGTGTTGCAACAACATACAAAAATATTATCAAGCACCTTAATGAACATAATGTTGTAGTAATTGATCCGTCTAGGTTTATAACTCTACCCAACCCATTCTATAAAGATGTTCCAATTTCTCTCTGTTCATATAAAGAAATGTACAGATTAATTTCTCTTTATCGCAGTATGGGTGCAAGTTTTCATGTTGCAACGGAAGGTGTGTTAGGCTTTCAAGCCAAACGAGCCTTAAGAGAGTGGAGAATACCCCACACTTCAGCATATCATACAAAGTTCCCTGAATTTTTTAAAGAGATGTTTCATATTCCAGTCTCATGGACTCGCTGGTATTTTGACTGGTTTCATAAAGACTCAAACGTCGTCATGATGTCTTCTCAATCGGTTGCTGACCGTTTCCCGCATTGGAATTGTAAAGTATTGGGTAAGGGATACGATGAATATTTTACATTTAGCCCAAAATCGGCTAATATTGAACCTATGCAACCATTGCTTCTATGTGTTGGAAGAGTCAGCGCAGAAAAGAATATAGAGGCATTTTGCAATCTCAATATCAATGCACAAAAAGTTGTAATTGGCGATGGTCCTGTCAAACGCAAACTTGAGAAAAAATATCCACGTGTAAAGTTTATTGGGTATAAGTTTGGAACCGAACTTGCAGGACACTATGGAGACGCGGACTGTTTAGTATTCCCAAGCAAGACTGATACATACGGCATAGTTGTTCTTGAGTCTATGGCTTGTGGAACTCCAGTTGCAGCGTATCCAGTTGATGGTGCGATTGATCAAATTAAAAACGGCGTGAATGGGTACACTGATGAGGATCTTTTAACTGCTGTCTTAAAAGCATTAAAAGTTTCAAGAAAGACTACATATGAATCAGTGAAAGATATTTCATGGAAGAATTCAGCTAAACAATTTATCGAGTACCTAAAATGATTGAAAAAATAAAACTCACGAATGAACGCTCCTATTTCAAGCCGTTCAACTATCCTTGGGCATACAATGCTTGGCTGAAACACGAGCAGAGTCACTGGCTTCATACAGAAGTTCCAATGCTTGAAGACGTCAAAGACTGGAAGAAGAAGCTGACAACTGAAGAGAAAGCATTCTTGACGAATATCTTTCGCTTCTTCACGCAAGGTGACATTGACGTTGCTGGTGGATACGTCAAGAACTATCTTCCAAACTTCCCTCAACCAGAAGTTCGCATGATGCTTCTTGGTTTTGCTGCTCGAGAAGCATTGCATATTGCAGCATACAGCCATCTGATTGAAACTCTTGGCATGCCAGAAACGACATACAATGAGTTCCTGCAGTATCAAGAGATGAAAGACAAGCATGACTATGTACTAAATGAAGCAGGAAATATTTCTATCGCTGAAAATATTGCCATGTTCTCTGCCTTTACAGAAGGACTGCAGTTGTTCAGTTCTTTCATCATGCTTCTGAACTTTCCTCGCAATGGAATGATGAAGGGAATGGGACAGATCGTGACATGGTCTATTGTTGATGAGACGATTCACTGTGAGTCAATGATCAAGTTGTTCCGTTCATACATCGATGAGAACCGTGAGATCTGGAACGATGACCTCAAGGGCAAGATCTATAGCATTGCTGAGAAGATGGTTCAACTTGAAGACAAGTTCATTGATCTTTCGTTTAGCATGGGACCAATGAAGGGATTGACCTCTGATGAAGTCAAGCAATACATTCGTTACATTGCTGATCGTCGTTTGATCTCGCTAGGTCTAAAGGGCATCTTCAAGGTCAAGAAGAATCCACTGCCATGGGTCGAAGAAATGATCAATGCTCCAACGCATACCAACTTCTTCGAGAACCGCGCAACAGACTATGCAAAGGGCGCACTAACTGGAACCTGGGAAGAGGTTTGGGCAAAATAATATATGAAGTTTAGCATTATTACTCCGACGCATCTAAAGAATGCGTTCTTGGATGACCTATATGATAGCCTTGTTGAACAAACCTATTCTAATTGGGAATGGGTTTTGTTTTTGAACGGTGGTGCTCAGCTAAGTCAACTCAGTCAGCGAATCACTAGTGACAAACGAGTCAGAGTTATTCTTCAATTGGAAGACAATAACTGCGTTGGTTTTATTAAGAACAATGCATTCAGCACTGGAAAAGGTGATATCCTAGTTGAAGTTGACCATGACGATATACTGACAGCTGATTGTCTTGAGGAACTAAACAAGGCATTTCAAGATCCGTCAGTTGGATTTGTATTCAGCGACGATGCCATCTATCACATGAAAGAAGAGCCACTGCCTTATATGCCAAGCAATGGCTGGACTCACTATCGATATGACTGGAAGGGAAAGAGTCTGCTTGCGCATAATTGCTTTGAACCAAGCAGCCGAAGCATGAGTTATATTTGGTATGCACCCGACCATGTGCGTGCATGGCGAAAGGATGTGTATGTTGCAATTGGTGGACATGATCCAGAATTAGATATCTGTGACGACCATGAGCTAATGATTCGCACATATCTAAACACAAAGATGCATCACATTCCAAAGGTTCTGTACATCTATAGAGTCACAGGCGAAAATACTTGGCTTGAAAGAAACGCTGCGATTCAAACCAGAACAGTAGAACTGTTCAACAAATATGCATGGGACTTGGCATGTAAAGACGCGAGAGACAATAAACTGCACATAGTTGAACTTGGTGGTGGTATCAACCCCAAGCCTGGATGCAACATTAACATTGACATGGAAGACGGCAACATGAAGTGGGATCTGAACGATGGAATCCCACTACCAGATAACTCGGTCGGCGTAATCTGGGCTTCTCATATTATTGAACATCTGCACGACAAGCATAAGATCATGACCGAGATTCATAGAGTGCTTGCTGACGGAGGCTGGGCATTTATTCAGGTGCCAAGTACCGATGGTCGTGGTGCATGGCAAGATCCAACGCATGTGAGTTATTGGAATGAGAACAGTTTCTTGTACTACACACGCAAACACATGGCTGACTGCATTCGTAATAAAACAGTCAAGTTTCAAGAGTTTAAGCTACAAACTTTCTGGTGGGAAAATCATATTGCTGTAACAGATGCATGGTTAGTTGCAGTGAAGTCTGACAAGCGTCGTCCACATCAACTGAGCGTCTAACATGCAAGAAATATTCTCTATAAACAATACACCAAATCCTAGACTAGTCATAGTGGATGACTTTTATGATGATCCTTATCTTGTAAGAGACTTTGCTCTTCAACAAGAATATATCGAAGATCTTCGATACTATAAAGGTAAACGATCAATTAACAGCTTCAGAACGCTTCAAATGCGGCAGAAGTTTGAAGAGATATTAGGTAGAAACATCACAGCATGGCATGAGCATGGAATGAACGGAAAGTTTCAATACTGCACACCCCAAGACGCACTAGTTTATCACTGCGACTGGCAGACTTGGGCTGGGATGATTTATCTCACGCCAGATGCACCATATCAAAGTGGAACATCGTTGTTCGCGCATAAAACAACGAAAGCAAGACATGCGTCGCATCCTGGAGCAGATCAAGCATTTGACGGTGGATACTACGACAAGTCTAAGTTCGAACTTGTAGACACTGCAGGAAACGTATTCAATCGATTGGTTCTGTTTGATGCTAAGTGCATTCATGCTGCTAATGAGTATTTTGGTAAAACGATTGAAGATTCGCGTCTGTTTCAAATATTCTTTTTCGATTGACTATATACAAATAGGTCACGAATCTTTGAGGAACTAAAATGCCTGATCTAAAACTAGTATGCGATAATTGTGGTTCAGCGTTCGCTTTATCTTTTGAAGATGAAGAAGTCAGTTATACACCAAGTCATTGCCCATTCTGTGGCGACTTTTATGATAACACCAGCGATGAATTGGACTTCAACGATGAAATAGAATCAGACTATTTCGGTGAAGACGGAGATGAGGAAGACGAAGAAAAGTACAACTGATGCTTACTGTCATCGGTATTGACTATTCGCTGACTAGTCCAGCTATATGTGTCACTGTTAAGGATAAGGATTTCCATAACAGCAACTTCTATTTTCTAAATGATCGCAAGTCTGTTGTTGGTCAATTTGCAAACATACTTGGCAACTATCATGATGATTATCTGACAGACCAAGAGCGTTACGAGAATCTTGCTAATTGGGTGATGGAACTTCTTGTAAACTTTGACAAAGACACAACATACGTTATGATAGAGGACTACTCTTTCGGCTCAAAGGGCAAGGTGTTTAATCTTGCTGAGAACTGTGGTCTACTCAAGTATATGCTATACAAGAATGGATACAAGTTCTTCACTGTGCCACCAACTGTTGTCAAGAAATTTGCAACAGGCAAGGGCAATGCGACGAAAGAGAAGATGTATGAAGCATTCGTAGCTGAAACAAACATAGACTTGCACAGTGTCATAAGTCCAACAACAAAATTAGGCTCGCCGACAACTGATATTGTTGACGCTTGGTACATTGCAAGATACATGATTCAACAGCTTGAGGTAAAAGAAAAGACTTAACCCTGGAGAGGCAATCATGAAAAAGGACGAATTCGAAGATTGCGATGGCGCACTATGGGCAGTTAACAAAACTAAAGAACAAAATGAAACTGTCACAGAACTAGAGACGATGATCTACAAATACCAAGATCGAACTTTCAAACCTGGAGATCTTGGGTTCAAATATCATGTTCTGACGTTCAAGCAAGACAAAAGCGTTGCCGAGGTCATGGCAGCTTATATTGGTGATGTGAAATATTTTATTGACAACCAAGCGAAAGCAGGGTATAATGGACTGATGATCAAGGATAAGGCTATTCCCAAGAGAGACATTAAAGTCATGTTCAAGCAAATCTTGGACAATTGGGAATTTCCGACCAAGATCATCAATGATGTAGTCAAACAAGTTTGAGGTAGATGATATGCTGTTCACAAAAGAAAACATGGTAGAAGTTTTACAGAACAATGTTGTTTCAATCACCTTCACCAAGGTCGACGGAACTGAGCGCGTGATGCGTTGCACGCTATTGCCTGAATATGTGCCCAATGCGCCAACTAGCAGCGGCAAGGTTCTTCTTCAAGAGAACCGCATGAGCGATAACAATTTGTCTGTTTGGGACACTGAAGCCAATGGCTGGCGTTCTTTCAGAATTTCTTCTGTCAAGAACATCTCAATTGGCTAAATAACATTCGCCGCCACTACCTTTCGGTGTAAGTGGTCTAGCGTATTACGCTGGCTTTTGTAGGAATCTAGGGCACAATGCGCGTTGTGTGACGATAGATAAACCGAGCCTCTCCTAAGTCATTGATTTTAAACAGGTTTCTTCCCTTTACTTTTCGCCTCATTTCACCTAGAATTGATCTATAGGTTGAAGGAAAAACGAAATGAAAAAGACACAAAAATTCTTTAAGGGTGACTTGGTGATGGTGGGCGAGATGCCTAATTCTATGTCCCATTTTCCACATAGCTGTGAGGCTATCGTCATCCGTAGCGGTGAAGAATACAATGACCATATTGGTTCCGATCGGTATACCCTGTACATCCTCAAGAAGGGTCATCGTGGTGAGCATTCCTGGTATAATGAGGACCAGCTGACATTGATTGAATCTAATCAGTTTGACTTGCTGCCCAAGAGCCACGTGGATCGTCGGGTATACGAGGCTAAGATTGATAGGGATCAGTATGTATACAGATGGATGTAAAGGCGTAAGTCATTGATTTTAAACAGGTTTTTACCTATTTACTTTTCGCCTCATTTCACCTAGAATTGATCTATAGGTTGAAGGAAAAGGAATATTTATGAGCAATTCTACGCAAGCGATGGTTATCGCAGACCAGCTGAATACACTAGAGTTCGACGTAATGGTGATGGTCGCCACACAGCTTGTTAAGGCTAACAAGAAGAAGGCTGGCAATTTGGAGTTTGCTCTAAGCATCGCCCTGAAGGATTTTGATATAGGTGACGCTGTGGATTCTTGGATGAACGGCACTCGATTTGACGGTGTGGACGACCAAAGCGCAACTTCTACTCAATCCTTCCGTTATCTAAAGAATAGAAAGGTGACTGCGTAAGTCATTGATTTTAAAAGGGAATTTCCCCCTTTACTTTTGGTCCTGTTTTTAGTATAATGATTGTATGAGGTGAGGGAATAGGTCTCTCGCCCCGATGAAGGAAAGTATATAATGCCTCGTGGTGTCCCTAAAGCTGGTTTCCGTAATACGAAGAATCGTCAGAATTCGGCTCCGAAATTCTTTGCTCCGATCGCACCTGTAAAGGTTGAGTCGATCTCCGAGATCGAGGCTAAGTTGAAAGACCGTTTCGAGGCTCTTGAAGTCATGGCGGAAGCCACAGGCAGGGGCATCAACCGTTCGCTGATCGTGAGCGGTCCTGCTGGTCTAGGCAAGTCCTTCACGGTTGAAGAGAAGTTGGCTGAACTTGAAAAGAAAGGCACTCACGTCACCTATATTAAAGGATATGTGCGTCCGTTGTCGCTGTACTCGCTGCTGTATAACTCGCGCCACGAGAATTCGGTTCTGGTGTTCGACGACTCCGACTCGGTGTTCTACGATGATGTCAGCATGAATCTGCTGAAGGGTGCTTGCGATTCTACGGATCGTCGCGTTCTTCACTGGCTGTCAAAGTCTCTTGAGAGCCTGACGGACGAGGAAGGCGAGTCTGTGCCCGAAAAGTTCGAGTTCAACGGTTCGATCATCTTCATCACCAACTACGATTTTGACGCAATGATTGCGTCGGGCAATAAGTTGGCTCCTCACTTTGAGGCTCTTGTTTCCCGTTCGCACTATCTTGATCTTGCGATGAAGACCAAGATGGACTATATCGTTCGCATCAAGCAGGTCGTCCGTGG